CACCGACGAGCTTCTGCGCGGCGCGCTGATCCCGAGCAGCGGCAAGCGCGGCGGCGGGGGCATCGAGCTTGTCGTAGCCGCGAGCCGTCAGGTGCGCCATGAACTCGGCGTCGTTGGCAACTTCCGGGGTGGAGAACCAGGTCGCCGCCGCTGGCGTGGGGGTGGGGGTCGGCGTGGGGGTGGGGGTCGGCGTGCCGCCAGGGACGGCAGGATTGGTGGAAACTGTCATCGTCACTCGTCCTCGATAGTGGGCGGCGTGTGCCCTGAATAGAGCTCAAGTAGGCGCTCCGGGGAAAGGTGCAAGTGTTCGGTGATGCGGTCGAAGACCTGCTTGCGGCCGATCAGGACGTAGGTGTCTCGGTCGGTCTCGCCGAAGCAGGTGCCGTGGGCTCGGCAGAACCGGGCGAGATCGGCGAGCGCCGCGTCGGCGATGCCAGGCATCGGTTCCTTGCGCCGAGCCAGCGCGGTGATGCCCTGTCGGTACGCCGCCGCCCGCTGCTCGACGTAGAGCAGGGTCCGCGCTCGAAGCTGCTCATAGGTCATTGACCGGGCTGCTGCAAGTTGATGGGCTGGAAGACGCCCGGCGGGGTCTGCGCGCCAGCACCACCTGCGCCGCCTGCACCCGCCTGCGTCGCCTTGGTCTGCGCGTTCTGCAGCGCGGCCTGGCCACTGGCGGCCTGGATTTTCTGCGCGATGGCCTGCTGCTGCGCCCGCGCCTTCTGCTTCTGCGCCATTTGCCGCGGGGTCGACATCCAGCTCGGCGGCACCGATTGTATCTCGGCTATGGCCGGGATGGCGGACGGGAAGTCGAACGGATCGAGGACGGAGTTGTCGCCCGAAGCGATGGCAACTTCCTTGGCCATTTCGACCGAGCGCATGAAGCCGGACACCTCTTGAGCGCGCAGCGTCCGCGACATGGGCGTTGTGTAAACAACCTCGTATTCACCCTCCGCTTCCTTGAGCGCCGGCGGCATCGCGTCAAACATGCCCTGCCGCATTCCCTCGTCGATTTCACGCACGACGAGCGAGCCCAAGTACTCGGACTGCTGGCGGCCCATCGTCGGGGCCATCAAGATGCCCTTCTGGTTCGCCAGCTCGACGACGGCGGTCGCCGACATGTTGGGGTTCTCCTCCAGCACCTTGAACAGATTGACGAGGAAGGCGTCGTCGATGATGCCGCGCTCCTCCTGCATCATTTCGAGCGTGGTCTGGATTTTGCCGCTGGGCAGCGTGCCAACCATCGGCCGGCCGGTCTTCGGGTCGATGCCGCCCTTGACGACCTTGCCTGGCATCAGGCTCACGCCGTCGAGGAGACCGTCATCGGCGATCAGCAGGACCGGATCGGCCTCGCGATGCCCGACCTTGAGGAAGGTGCGCTTCTGCGCGTTGAGGGTCTTGAGCGAGGGCAGCACCATCATCGCCGGGCCACGCCCATACACTTCACCAGGCGCTTGCGAGTAGCGGCCGCAGGCGAGGGGGAACGTGTAGTAGCCATCTTCCTCTAGCAGCGTCCCGGCGTCCATGTAGACGTACACGCTTGCCCATGGCTTGCCTTTCGGATGGAGGATCAATTGCGGGTCGTAGTCGCCGCGCATGTAGACGTGGTGCACGACATTGTGAACGAGCGGGCTGTTCTCCTGCAGCGAGGCGATCAGCGAGACCGGGAACTTGTCGGGCCCCCAGCGCGTGTAAATCTGCTTCGCCGTCATCCGCAGCCAGCGGAACATTTCGGTCACGAGGCCCTGGTGGTTCTCGGCGATGAACAGGCTGCCGAGCGGCTCGGACTTGTAGCGGAACCCCTTGATGGCCTTGGTCACCGGGTCTTCAAACCCGTCGATGAACAGGCCGGTCGTGCCGAAGGCGCCGAGCTGCATGAAGTTCGCGTAGTTCTGGCCGGCGAAGTTCGCGGTCGGCGCGTAGCGTTGCTTGAACAGGGTGCGGGTCACGTTCTCGAACCACAGCGCGGTCGCGCGATCCTTCATCACGTCGGGGTTGCTGGCGCAGAGAGAGTGCCACTGCATGTTCGCCGGCGTCAGCAGGCTGTCGCAAATCGCGGAGAAGCGCCACAGCGCCAGCATACCGGAGCTGTCGACCTGCCAATCGGTCTTCTTGAGGCCGGGGAAATTGTAAGCGCCGAAGTAGAAGGTGTTGCGCTGCTCGGGGAAGATCGTCGCGGCGACTTCCTCCCATTGCTGGGCGAACATGTTGCGCCACGAGGCGTTCTGCATGAACGCCAGCTTCGAGTGCATCGCGGTTTCTTGGTCGTGCTCCGACGCGACACGCGGGTTCGGGTCGACGACGAACGGTATGCCGGCCATCAGGACATGCCCAGCATGCCGCTTACAGGGCCCGTGCCGGGCGCCGAGGTTCCCGAGAGGGACAAAGCCTTCTTGCGCCGCTCCTCGGCTTGCGCCGCGACCTGGTCAGCCAAGTCCTGCCCATAGCCGAGCGAACTCGACACCGGGCTGTTCAGCGTGCTTCCTGTCTGATTTGGAGCTGCGGCCATTGTGTCAAGTTCGCCTGGGCAGTCCCGGATATGTAAACGCCCCGACACAAAGTCAATAGCCGAAATGTTCCTCATCCGCGCCTTCGGCGATCTGAGGCCGGCGGCCGGGGTCGATCCGCTTGTTGCCGAGGGCGACCCGCTTGGCGTAGCGGCGCATCATCCAGCAGCAGCGCACGGCGTCGAGCACGTCGTCCTTGACCTTGAGTATCTTGACCGCGGAGCCGTCCTTCTCCTTGATCCGGCGGTAGGAGCGAAACTCGTCGAAGAAGGTGTCGCAGGTGTCGAGAACCTTGAATTTGCCGCGGAGCATGGCGTTGTCCATCTCGGCGAGCCCGAGCTCGACCCCGATGCCGCCGGTGACGTGCGTCGCGTGGTCGCGCAGCATGTTGAGGGTCTGCTTGCGGTAGAGCTCGACCAGCTCCTCGCCGTCGCCCTTCTGTGTCTGCGTGCCGTCGTGCGGCCAGGCGATCGGGACGTTGCAGGCGACATCGCGCATCGCCGCGGCATGGATGATCGGCACGCCGCCCTTGATGCGCAGGGTCCGCAGCACGTAGAAGACCTCGGTGTCGTCGTCGACCGCGCATAGCGCCGCCGCGAAGGGATGGGAGAAACCGAAGTCGATGCCCCACAGGAAGCGCCAGCCCATGACGCCAACCGAGGCGGTCTGCTCCCGGCGCCGGGCCTCGATCGTGGTGGAGAGGAGCGCGTGCTCGATCACATTGCCCTCCAAAATCCAGGTGGTGTCTGCATCTTGATCATTTCCTCGGTCGCGGTGAAGACCTGGCCGGTGGCGACCACGGGCCGTCCCGACATGCGGGCCTCGCGCAGATGCGGCTCCATGCCGGCGACCCGCTGCTCGATCTCCTCCGGGGTGAAGTGCTTGGCGTCTTCCAGGCCCATCATCGCGATGCCGCGGTAGGCCGTGGTCGGCTCGGGGTAGAACATCGCGATGAACTCGGTCACCCCCTCCAGCGGGGTGCAGGTCGTGTAGAGGATGCCGGGGCCGTTGAGCCGGGTTAGCGCCTCGCCATAGATGTCCGACGGCGGCTCCTCGTCGAGCCACACCGCGTCGAGCACGTCGCCCTGCCAGACATCCCGGCCCTGCGCGTAGGTCTTGAAGCCGAGGAGCGACACGCCGCCGCTGGCATGCCTGACCTGCAGGGTGTCGAACGCGTCACTGACGCCGTGGCTCAGGGTCTTGTCGATGATCAGGTGCTTCGGGATCATGCCCGAGCCAAAGAGCGACACGACGCCGTGGGGGCCGCAGAGCTTGTCCTGGCAAACGTCGCGAGTGGAATTCGACGTCGGGCTCCCGACCCACATGCGCGGCGGCCGCACGAACCGCTTGCCGGGCCAATCCTTCGGGTAGATGCCGGTGAGGTGGCACGTCGTCATGTAGGCGCCACTCTCGCTCTTGCCAGTCTTGTTGCCGGCGAGGAAGGTCGTCTCTCGCTTCGTCGCGGTCAGGCAGAAGAAGTTGACCTGCGGCTCGTACGGCTTGAACAGATGGAACTTGTCCCAGGTCTCCAACTCGTCCTTGAGCCGCTGCGCCTCCGCCCACTCCTCAACCCGCTTGAGCTCCTCAGGCGTCATAACCGTGCCCTCCGTTCTTCTGGATCAGCCGCCGGGCCTCGCAGGCAAGCATGGCGACGATCCGCAGCTCCTCGTCGTCATCACCGACCGGGGCCTTCTGGTAGGCGACCGACGCGACGTACAGGTCATCGGCCGTGTCCGGGGCTCCGCAGTCCCGCAGTTTCTCGACCAGGAAAGGTATATACCCTAATGGGTTATCCCACACTTGCGAGGGGGGCTCAGCCATCGTGTTCCCGATCCATGACGCGGGCGATCTCGTCGACCACCTGGACCCGCTTCCGATTGCCGTAGATGCTGGCGTGGAGCTGGATCAAGGTCTGGATCATCATGTCGCGCTTGCCGCGCCAGGCCTGCTTGACTTCCTTGGGCGCCTTGCGGAACTCCGGGTCGTCGGCGATGAACTCCGAGATCAGCTTGCACTTGGCGTGGAGGAGCTTGAGCTCATACAGCTTGCGATCCTGGAAGTTGCCGACGAACTGCGGCAAGGTCTCGGTGCGTGGCATCAAAAATCCTCCGGGCTGACTTCCGCATAATCAGCATCGGCGGCGGTATTGTCAAGCACCAATGCGCGGATGTCGGCCGGGGCCTTGTCGCCCATGCTGAGCACCAGCTCCCGCATGCGCTCCATGCGTTCCTCGAAGCCGGGAGCGAGATTGTGCTCGTGGGAAATGATCTGCTTCTCCACGACGCCGCCGTGAACGAGGATGGTCTTCAGCGCGTCGTATTGCTTGGTGTGGCCGTCGTTCTCGGCGATGCCGGCGAGCTTCTCCATCGCCCAGCCGGCCATGCCGGTGAACCGGGCGCGCAGGTCTTCGACGATAGCCGCCTGGACGCGTGGATCATGGAGGGCGTCATAGGCCGTCTGGCGGTCGCGGTCAATCGAGTAGCCGGCGGCGCGCGCGCAGTCCGCGGCGTTCCTGTGGCCGGCATTGTTCCAGGCCACGACGAAGGCGCGGCGCATTGGCGGGAGCGCGGTCATGGCTGGACCGAACTGCAGATTTTGGGTCAGGGTGAGGGTTGCGGTCTTCATTTTGGAGCATGTAACGCTTTTTGCGCCTGTTTCAAGGGGCGGGCGGTCGTTAATGAAATGTAACATAATGGCTGAAAACCTGCCTCGACAGCTTACGTTCCTGTGACCAACCTCAGAGCAACCCTCCGACAACCCACCCCGGCATGGGTACCCTACCATCCTCATCAACAACCACACAGACACGACATAATTGCCAATTGTAACAACGCAACGCATGTGTATCATTGACACAATGTTCCATATATGGGAACAATGGTAACAACGGTGCGCGATATGGCTTGACAACGCCTAAAACAGAGCGTATGTTGATAGCATCAACTGCCTATTAGGAGTAGTGAACATGGTCATTCAAATTTGGGAAGATTTGCACAACGAGCGCGCCGGATACTTCCGTGCGTTCGCATGCGATGATGGCGATGCCCACCTTGGCGATCCTGTCATCAGCTACTGTTCGGCCGGTGGCAGCCATCGCACGATCCGCGCGACCATCAATGAACTGCGCCGGCTTGGTTATGGTGACGACGTCTACCGCAATAGTCGGCTGATTGATCGCTGTCCAGCCCTACCACGAAGGGTCGCATGAGCGGCGCCTGGGTCGACGGCGAGCCGAGCAAGGGAGAGAATGACATGACCGACCAAGTACTTTTCGACAACTTCAACGACGCTCTGATCGCGGCGCACCGGCACAGCCGCATGGTTGAATGCGGATATGCCTACGCTGTCCAATTGCCGCTCGGTCATTGCACCGTTGAGTTCCGCAAACCTTCGCTCCGCGACCAGCGGATGCGGGTTATCGAATGTAGCGGGAGATGCTCGCATGAGCGGCGAGTGTGCCGTGATGGCGTCAGGGCCACAATCCGACCACATACATTACAGGTAAGCATGATGACACGCATTCAATGTAAGGCAATTGCCGCGCGGCTTGCTAAGGAGCTTGACGCCGAGCTGCTACGATTGTTGCGCCAAGCAAGCGCATTCCAATTCGGGCGATAGGCAATGACGCAAGTCGACATCACGATCCACAAGCATGCCGAATGGTTGATATCCTACCTGACGGAGTTTCCGTCGACCACGTTCACCACGCAAGACCTAGCTAATGGCATGTTCGGCTATTTCAACGTGACCAACGAGACCGAGCGACGCAGGATATACCAGCATTTGCGTGGTTTCGCCGCCAAGGGTATCGTTTCCCGCAAGGGCGTGCGCAAACCCGGTGAAGGATATGCCCGAGGGAAAACGATCCAGCCGAACTTGTGGCGCTTGCCCAAGGGCCGAGCTGTGAAGCCGAGGGACCTATATGTCGAGAAACGTGTCAGCCGATTGGCTGAGGCACGGGCGAAGATCATAGCCTTGGAGGCTGAAATAGTTTCCCTACGAGGTGTGAACGCAGAGCAATTTTAAGTCTTCTGCCTGGGGTAAGGGTGACTAAGGCGGTTGCGGGGTACACTAAACGTTCCCCCCTCCACCCGTCACTCCCCAGCACCTTTTACGGCTTCTGTATATTACTCCAAGTTGTTGATTTAAGGCATATTTTTATGTGCACTGACTTACTACTAACCCCAAGTAGCATAACGACCATGAATTATCATGCTAAGTGCGATTTTATGAACCAATTGTAAATGTCTTGACGGCCATATTCGTTTGCCTATAATGGCGTTGTTACAATGTAAACATGGAGAATGTAAATGGCTTACGATGACAATCTAGACGGCAAGGCCTACCAGCGTATCGCGGCTCGCGTCTCAGCGGCACAGCAAACTCGCGAGCCTCTTTCGGAGACTTTCCGCAATCGCGATATCAAGCTCGTCATATGGGCGGCTAAATGCCATATTCATAGCCGCGCCACTGGCATGCCGCTGGGCAAGTCGCTGATCCACTCGGACGCTGAGATACTCGGCGCCATCGAACGGTTAGAGCGTGTGCCAGGCTACTACAATGAACCAGCCACAGATGAAGGCGTTCGCGCCCACAACAAGGGAGCATGATATGACGCGGAAACTGCGAATTGACGGTCTTGGGCGTGAAACGCAATTCATCATGCCCGACTCTCATATGACGGATTATAGCCGGTTGCAGTGGGAGCACAAGCTCACTGGCATGGTGCTGGGGTACACCAAGATCGCGGCCGCTGGGGGTTGGCACGGCATCGAGGAGCCAATCACGATCTACCGTGTCGCGGGACTCAACAGCG